GTCTTCTCCCCCCCCGAATACATCAAAATATTTTTTTGGTCTGGATAGCTCGACGGAGCGACAAGGGGGCAGCCTTACCCTTTCCAGGCCAAATCAAGGCATAAGGCACAACACGGAAGGCGGTGGACAAATGGAAATTATCAAGTTATCAATTGACGACTTGACACCAGACCCTAACAACGCGAAGGACCACCCGGAGTGGCAAATCGAGCAAATAAAAATGAGCATCGAGACCTTCGGAAACATTGACCCGATAGGAGTCTGGGGAGACGACAACCTAATCGTTGAAGGCAACGGAAGGTATCAGGCATTGAAGGAGCTCGGCTACAACGAGGTCGAGTGCATCAGGCTGGACTGGCTGACGGAAGAAGAGCGCAAGGCATACGCCCTGGCGCACAACAAGCTGACCATGAACAGCGGCTGGGTTCCAGGGATGGTAGAAGAGACGCTGGCGCAAATCGGCAATATTGACATGGCCCTTTTTGGGTTTGAGGTAGACGCGCCGGACGACATCGACGTCCCGATCCAGGAAGACGTCGCGCCCGAGGATGCAGAAGCAAGGACAAAGCCCGGGGAAATATGGCAGCTCGGAGAGCACCGCCTCCTATGCGGAGACAGCACGGACAGGGAAGCCCTTAAAAAGCTCATGGCAGGAGCGGAGGCAGACCTCTGGGTCACGGACCCGCCGTACAACGTCAACTACGAAGGCAAGGCGGGCAAGATCGCAAACGATAACCAGGAAGACGGAGCGTTCCGTCTATTTTTGCGGGATGCTTTCACAGCAGCCCTGTCGGTTATGAAACCGGGGGCGGCTTTTTATATATGGCACGCGGACCTGGAAGGTTACAACTTCCGTGGAGCAATAACGGAGGCAGGCGCCAAAATACGCCAGTGCCTCGTATGGAATAAGAACGCGCTGGTTTTAGGACATCAGGACTACCAGTGGAAGCACGAACCGTGTTTATACGGATGGAAGGAAGGGGGTAACCGATACTTCACAGACAGCAGGAAGGAGACAACGGTCTTTGAAGACGCGCGCCCTGATTTTTCCAAAATGAAAAAGGAGGAAATGCGAGCGCTTCTCGAGGACATCTTCTCGGACAAAATCAGCACGACGGTCATTAATGAAGACAAACCGCTGGCGAATGATTTACACCCGACCATGAAGCCAGTCAAACTGATGGCGCGGTTGATCCGAAACAGCAGCAGGGAAGGAGAAAAGGTTCTCGACACCTTCGGAGGCTCGGGGTCTACATTAATGGCTTGCGAGCAATTGAAGAGGCGCTGTTATATATGCGAGCTCGACCCCCACTACGCGGACGTTATCATCGAGCGCTGGGAGACATTCACAGGCGGGAAGGCGGTGCGTTTAGATGGCTAAAAGAATTAAAGCATCGGCAACGAAAATTAAGCCAAAGAGCAAAGCGGAGCAAATCTGCGCCGGAGTTCCCGAGAACATCCGCGAGCAGACCGTGACCCTTGCCAACGCGGTCCTGACCATCCAGGAGAAAATCGAGCAGCAAATCCCAATATATAAACAAATGCCGCTCGCACAACAGGTCAAGGTCGGGACAGGGGAAACGATGCTGCGAGCCAACCCGGCAACCCAGGAGTTCAGGGCAACGGTCAGGGACTACGCAGCAGCGCTGAACTCCCTCAATGCGGTTTTAGAAAATCACGGAGAGACGGAGCAGGCGTCCAGCATCGAAGACCTCCGCGCCAAATTCAAGGTGGGCTAATTGAAGGGCGTAACGGAGCCGAGAATATACACAAAGCCGCTGCGGAAGCTGACAAAAAGAACCAGCCTCGGCTATGCGGCCATAGAATACGCGGAGACCATCCTCGGCGTGGAATTATACCCGTGGCAGAAGTGGGCGCTGATCCATACGCTCGAAATCACAGGCGACCTCGAAACGGAGTGGGCCTTCAGATATCGAGTAATCGTAATCATGGTCAGCCGCCAGAACGGCAAAACGGTTTTATCAAAGGTGATAGCTTCATTTTTTATGAACGTTTTGCAGGTTGAGGCCGTCTTCGGGACATCCCTCTCGCTGGACAAAGCGGAGGAAGTCTGGGAAGCGGTTATAAACGACCAGGAGAACGTGCCGGAGCTTGCGGCGGTAATAGATCGCATCAGCAGGACCAACGGCAGCAAAAAGTTAGTTTTGACAGGGGGCAGGACATACAAGGTCGGAGCCCCGACAAGGAGAGCAGGAAGAGGCGACAGCAACGACCTCGTAATGCTGGACGAAATAAGAGAGCACCGCGACTGGGAGACATGGAGCGCTGCGGCAGCATCCACAAACGCCAAACCAAACGGCGTTATTATTTGCTTCAGCAACGCAGGAGACCCCGACAGCATAGTGCTCCGACAATTAAGGTCACAGGCCCTCGAGATAATCGACGGCACAAAGGCGTACGACTTCGGAGGCGACGTGGACGGGGACAGCATCGGGCTCTTTGAGTGGAGCGCGCCAGATAAGGCGGAAACAAACGACATAAAAGCACAAGCACAAGCAAACCCCGCGCTGGGTTACGGAAGGCTCACGGAGAGAGCCCTGCAGTCGAGCCGGGCAACATTACCCGAGGCAAAGTTCCGAAGCGAGTGCCTCTGCCAGCAAGTCGAGACGATCCTTCCCGAGCCGTTCCCGGATGGAGCGTGGCTGGGCGGACAGGATGCAGACAGCAGCATACGGGAAGACAGCGAGCTCTTCTGGGGCGTAGACATGAGCCAGGACCGCCGCTACACGGTTATTGCGGTCTGCGGTTTAAGGGAAGACGGGAACTACCACATAGAGCTCGTAGAAAGAAAAATCGGGACGGAGTGGGCCATCGACTGGTTCAAGGCAAGGGCGCCGAAATACGGACAAATGAAGGTCGCCTTCCAGGAACGCGGAGCGCCCGTGAGCGGACTTGCGGAGCAAATCTGCACAATTGACGGAGTGATCCGTATGGCGCAAGGCGGCCCCGAATTATCAGCAGGCTGGAACCGCTTCTATGACGCGGTCGCAGCTTGCGCACCAAACGACGAACGGGGAGGGGTCAAGGTATACCACCTGCCGCAACCCGCCCTCGATACACCAGGAAGGACGTGCCAGCTTCGCAACCTGGGCGGCGGCATCATGCTACCCGACAGGGTCAAAAGCCCTGACGACATCTCGCCGCTTATGGCTTGCGCGATGGCATACGCAGGAGCAACGGAGATTAAGCAAGAAAAAAAGATTTATGAGTCTGCCTACGCATCCGGCGCGGGCCTTCTCTTCGTCTAAATCACAACAGGAGGCAACGAGACATGAGCATACTTGATCGCTGGCGCAAGGTTAGCACGCCGACGGTTTATAATTTCACCTTCAGGAGCGACGCCCCGACCCAGGTGTTAAACCTATCGGCAAAGGAGCTGTACCAGACGCAGGACAACCTGCGCGCGGTAATTGATTTTATATCAAATAGCGTCGCACAACTTCCGCTCAAGGTTTACATCAGGGACGGAGAGACGGAACGCCGAAGGGATCGCACCAGCGACGCCGCGCTGACATTATGGCAGCCGAACGACTACCAGACACAGTTCGAATTTATAAGGGCTCTCGTTGACGAATACAACGTCTTCGGGGCCGTTTATATATGGCCCGTCCCGAGCATCGCGAGCGCTTCGGGATGGATGCTTCACATCATCCCGTCGGACTGGATAATTAAAAGCATCAGCGCCACGCCATACACACCAGCCGCCCTCCAAATCTGCGCACGGAGCGGAGGAACGGCGGTAGAGATACCCTTCAGCGAACTCGTACAGTTTAAGACATACAGCCCGGGCAACCCCGGCGGGTATCTCTCGCCTATCAGCGCCCTGCGCCAGACATTAAACGAGCAGGTCGAGGCGGGCCGCTTCAGACGCCAGCTCTGGCGTTCATCAGGAAGACTGAACGCGCAAATAATCAGACCGAAGGACGTGAAGCCCTGGACAGAAGAGCAGAAGCTCGCCTGGGTCGAGACATTCAGGGAAGCCTGGGGCGCCGGAGGAAACAAGGCGGGGTCAATTCCAGTAATGGAAGACGGTATGGAAATAAAGCCGTTTAGCACCAGCTTCAAGGAGAGCGAGTGGGCCAACTCGGTCAAGTTATCCAGAGAGAGCGTGGCGGCCGCATACGGCATAAACCCGTCTCTTATATGGCATAGCGATACACAGACCTACGCCAGCGCAAAGGACAACGCGAGGGCGCTCTATGCAGACTGCCTGGGTCCCGTTATCCAGATGCTGCAACAGCGCATAAACGCGTTTTTATTGCCGATGCTTGGAGCAGCGCCCGGAACATACGTCGAGTTTGACTTCGAGGAAAAGCTCAAGGGATCGTTCGAGGAACGGGCGGCAATATACCAGAGCGCCTGCGGCGGACCATATCTCACCAGAGACGAAGTCAGAGCGGAGCTGAACCGCGAACCGCTGCCTGACGGACAGGGCGCGGAAATCATCACCCCGCTCAACGTTTTGGTCGGAGGCCAGGCAAGCCCCCAGGACACGCGTGACGACGCCGTAAGCTATCCGGGCATAGATAACCAGGCAAAAAGCCTGAAACGCTGTGTGTGCGAAATCTGCAAGGATAAAGACGATATACGCATCAAGGGGAAGAGCTACAAGGAAGACGACGAAGCCGTCGAGGCCGTCCTCGTTTCATTTTTTAAGCGCCAGGCAAAGAGCGTGCTCCCGAAAATCGGAGCGGATGCTGGCGACTTTTGGAACGCGGAGCGCTGGAACAAAGAGCTGACCGAAGACCTCGAGCCCGTTTTGGTAAAGATAGCAGACAAACACGGCAAGGAAGCAGCAGCGACGCTGGCCTCCGAATATAGCACGGAGGTAACGCGGGCATACATCGCGAAGGCATCGCAGGCAAGGGCGGAAAAGATAAACAACAGCACCCTCGAGAAATTGCTCGCAGACCTTGAGCAGGAGGAACCCGACCCCGCGCATATATACGAGGTCAGGGAGAACACCGCCGGGGTCTTGGCAAAGAGCGCCGCTGGCGCCCTGGCATCGTTCGCGATCCAGGAGGCGGCTCACCAGGCTATCAGCGACGGAGCCCCGAGGGTCGTCGGCAAGATAGTCGAAAAGGAGTGGGTAACAGGCCCGAACGCACGCCCGAGCCATGAGGCCATGAACGGGGAGCGCGTGCCTTTGGATGCAGACTTCAGCAACGGGCAACACTGGCCCGGTGAAGACATCGGAGACCCCGACGAAAGCTGCGGTTGCAATTGCACAACAGAAGTAATCATCACAGGAGGTTAAAACATGGCGGAGACAAAGCACCTTTACAAGTCTTTTGAAATGAAGGCTGACGAAGCGGGCAAGATCGCGGGCTTTTTCAGCACATACGAAAAGACGCCAGACAGCTACGGCGACATCATAGAGCCCGGAGCGTTCACAAAGACAATAGAGGCAAGGAAGGCAACGGGCCACCCGTTCCCGCTTTGCTGGAACCACGACTTCTCTGCGGTTATCGGAGCCGTTGAAGTCGAGGAAAAGGAGCGCGGACCATTCTGCTCCGGCGACTTCATCGAGACGCAGCAGGCGCAGGACGTCCGCAAGATGGTCCAGAGCGGCGCCGTTTATCAGTTTTCTTTTGCATACGACGTCTTGAAGAGACGCGACCCGACAGCAGAAGAGACAAAGGCAGGCGTTACAAACGTTTTGCAGGAGCTCGAGGTTTACGAAATCTCGGTCGTTACCGTTCCAGCAAACACCAACGCACAGGTAACGGAGATTAAGGCGGCAGAAGAGCCCGAGACACCCGAGACAAAAGCGGGCAGGAGGAACAGCAGGAAGGACGAAGACACCATCAACGGTGCCATCGGACAGTTAAAGTCTTGCATCGAAGCGCTCCAGTCATTAATAGACGAAAGCGCCGAAGATACACAGCCGGAGGAAACCGACGCAAAAAGCGCGGAGGCGGAGCCCGAGGTCAACGCGGCAGCGGAGGAACCGAAGGACGACAGCAACGCGAAGAGAGCGGAGGCGATCCTGGCGAAAATTTCAGAAATGAACGGAGGTTCCCAGAAATGAACATCAAGGAACAGCTCGACGCAAAGAAGAAGGAGCTCCTCGACATGGAGCCCGCCCTCAAGGATGCAGACGTAACGTCGGAGACCATCGAGAAGGCGGAGGCCATCTCCCAGGAGATCGCAGACCTTGAAGAGAAGGTCGAGAAGGCAGAAAAGGCTAACGCCCTTCTGCAGAACATCACAGCAGCAGACGCTGACATCAACACAGACACAACGGAGGAAAAGACCATGACAGAACTCGAGAAGTTCACAAAGGAAGCGGCAGAAATGACCGACAAGAAGGCAGGCGCAACAATGCACCTCAAGGCAGCAACAGACGTCGTAACAGGCGTTCAGATCGCAGACATTGACAGGAGCGTAGCACCCCAGCCCACAAGAAGAGCGGTAGCTGACTTCTTCACGAATGTCAACATCAGCGGCAACGCGATAACATACTTCCTGCAGGGCGCGTACGAAGGCACACCCGCCGTAACAGCAGAGGGCGCAAAGAAGCCCCAGAACAGCACCAGCTTTGATCCCGTTACCCTCGCTCTTTCAAAGATCGCGGCATACATCAAGGAAACAGACGAAATCATCTATGACGCACCCTTCCTGGCATCCGAAGTACAGAACAGCCTCGTCTATCAGGTTGGCAAGGTTGAGGACACAACAGTCGTCGGCGCCATCGCAGGCACAACAGGCCTCCAGGTTGCAACATACGACACCAGCCTCACACCCCCGGAGGGTCTCGCAGAAGGCATCCTCAAGGCGATCCTCGGCATTAAGGGCGGCAGCGCTTACGACGCATCCGTCGTAATCGTTAACCCTTCGGACCTCTACGGCCTCATGAGCGCAAAGGACAGCAACGGTCAGTACATCGGCGGCGGTTATTTCAACGGCGCTTATGGCAACGGCGGCTACACAATGCCCGTTACAATTTGGGGCGTTCCCGTTATTGCATCTTCCGACATCACCAGCGGAGAGGCTCTCGTTGCAGCAAGAGAGGCTGTCAAGATTTGGAGAAAGTCCGGCATTGACGTCCGCCTTTTCGAGCAGAACGAGGACGACGCTATCTACAACCGCGTAACACTGGTAGGCGAAGAGCGCCTGGCTTGCGCGGTCGTTGACCTCAAGGGCGTTTATGCAGTAGAGGCTGACTCTTAAGCAAAAAGACATCAGGGGAGGCCCGAAGGGGTCTCCCCAATTTTTCAAGGAAGGAGGCTGCAGCATGAAGACATACGAGCTGAACGGAAAGCTTTTTAAGTTTCCAGACGACAAGGTCCCGGCAGGCGCAAAGCTCCACACCAAAGCACCCGTAAAAAAGGAGCAGAAGGAAGCGGAGACTGCGGCAAAGGAGACGGTCGAGGAAGCAAAGCCGAAGGCAAAGAAAGCTCCGGCAAATAAAGCAAGGAAGGCAGGCGCCAACAAATGAGCGAGTTTGAACACGGACAGCAGAGCCCCTGGGGTTATATCATCGACGCGGAGACCATCCCTGGCTTCATCACAGACGCGGAGTTTGACGCTTTCACTGCAAACAAATACCACGGAGACGTCAGGATCGCAAAAAACATCCCGAGCGCATCCCAGACGATCCGTAATTATTGCGGCTGGCACATCAGCCCGAGCCTCGAGTGCGGTATGCTTTACCGCATCCAGGATATACGGGACGCGTTCATCGGCCCCGATGTTTTGATCCAGCTCCCGGCAACATACGTCTCGGCGGTTAGCAAAATCGTTTTAGATGCAAAATGGAACGCAGACGAAGACGACTGGGACGGGGAAATCATAACCGATCCCGACCGCTTCGACTTCGGGACAGCCAACGGCCTGCTCCGCGTTTTTGACGTCGGCCCGAGAGACCGCCGCTCAAAAATCTTCATCAGATACACAGCAGGACTTCCTGACGGAGCGATCCCGAGCATTAAGGAGCTTACAGCAAACCTGATAACTCACGCCATCGCGAGCCCTTACGGGGTAAGCAGCGAAGCGGCAGGAGGCGTCTCCATATCATACAGCTCGACCTGGGCAGGAAGGGCAGGCTCGACGGCGCTGACCAACGACACGCGCGAAGTTCTCGACGCATACAAGGTGAAGGGGGTTTATTAAATGCTTCCAACATTTTGTAATCAGGAAATCACACGCGTCAGACCAAGCACAAAGGTAGAGCGCGGCTCGACGATCCCGGACTGGGACCCCGAGAAAGTCTCGGAAAAGACAATAAAAGGCTGTTCAATTCAGCCTGCGGCAACATCCGCGACTTTTGACGGCAGGGTTCTCGGCATCAGCGAGCAGCTCACGGCTTACCTTCCGCCGGATGCAGACGTCCAGGCGGGGGACCGTATCGTTTTTAATGGCGACGTTTACGAGATAAACGGAGAACCAAAGCTCTGGACGGCAGCAGCAAGCCTGCACAACATACAGCTTAATCTATCCAGGTGGGAGGGATAACCCGTGGCTGATATACGAATAGAGTTTAACAGCGACGGCTTCCGCGAGCTCTTGAACTCGGACGGATGCAGGGAGCTGGTAAAGGAAGCGGCGGACGGGATGGCGGAACGCGCCAACGCGAACGCAGGACTTGACAGCTTCGAGGCAACAGCCGTCCAGGCGGGGACCCGCTGGGTCGGTTTTGCATCCACGACAGACAAAGCCTCCCTTATTGCGGAGAGCGAAGAAAAAGCACTAACGAGGGCAATTTACACATGAACATTTTGAAACCCGTAGACATTGAGGAAGAGGTCCGCCTTGCATTGAAGGACACCCTTACAACATATTGCAGACCGCTCCCGAAGACATACGACCTGCCGTGCATCCTGATAACAGCGACTGGCGGCAGTTCCGTCGATACCATCGACACGTTCACGGTTACCCTCGACGCCAGAGCGGAGACCGACGCGGCGGCATACGACTACCTGGCAACAGCGCTGGGCGTTTTGGAGCAGCAGGCAAGAGAGCAGACGGGAGCGCTTCGGGGCGCATCCATCAACAGTCTGGCACGCTGGGGAAATGATCCCGTGCGCCCGGACTTAAAACTATGCACGGCAACGGTGCTCATCACGGCGCACCGCCAGCCCGTGACAATATCATAACAACAAAAGAAGGAGGCCTTAAAACATGGCTAATGTTTATGTAGGAGCAGGAAACGCCGTCGGCATGGCGTACACAGCACCAAAAGGAACGGCGCTTCCGGCAACACCCGGAGAGACCCTGACAGCAGACTGGTCCGAAATCGGCTCCGTAGGAGAGGACGGTCTTACAATGACCCTCCCCAACGGCGACGTTATCAGGAACTGGGCGCTGGTTGCAGAGCGCAAAATCAACACGGAGAACGGCAAGGTACAGGTGCCCTTCATCAGCACAGACGAGAGCACCCTCGGAACCCTCTTTGGCTCCAATAACGTCGCGCTGACAGCAGCAGACGCGACACACGGCAACGTCGTCAGCGTCACCCTTGCGCCGGATGTTTCAGCAGAGCCCGCCGCATATCTCTTCCTTATCAAGGACGGAGACCGCCTCGCGATGGTAGGCACGGAAGACGGACTTATAACAGAAATCGGAGACGTTACCTTCAACGCATCCAACGCTATCTCATGGCCCGCGACAATTGACGCGACCTGGACGGTAGCGTTTGACGACGGACAGATCGAAAGCGGTTCCTAATCAAACGGAGGTTTAAACCATGCCAAAGTATCAGTTAACGAAGAAGAACGAAGCGTACCTCACCCTCGAAATCACGGGCAAAGAATACAACATCCCGCTTGCAAACACGCTGAAGGTTCGAGAGATTAAGAAGCTTTTGAAATATGCGGACATGGACGAAGGGTCGCAAGTCGACTTTTTAACGGAGTTCCTGGGCGCATATATCGGGGCAGACATAATCGAGGAAATGACCGTCGCGGACATTTTCGAGATTTTCCAGCTCTGGACCAAAGCCAACAAGGAAGCGGGCGGTCTTACCCTGGGGGAATAATAGGCCTCGCGCGTTTCATTGAGGAACACGCCGGGGCAATTGAGTACGACCTCATCACGCGGACCCGATACACGATAAACGACGTGGGGGGAGCCCTTCCTTGGGGCTCCTTCCGCGCTTTTATTCAATATTTGGGGACAGACAGCGCGCTCGCACGCGACCTGGGAAAAGACACGGGCTGGGAGACGCGCGTCAAGACAAACGCGATCCTGGCGGATATATTCGACGTTTTGTCCGCCATCAATTCAAACCTGATCGCTTTTGCATCAGGAGGAAAAAAGAAAGTGAAAACAAAACCGTACCCGAGACCGGGCGCGGATAATACTCGCAAGATAGGAAAAGGCGCCCTGCCGATCCCGGAACTTCGCGAGTGGATAAAGGAGAGGCAACGACATGGCTGACGGTCAGAAGATAGAGCTCGCAAAATGTTATATAACCATCGTCCCGAGCCTTGAGGGTTCCCAGAAGACCATATCACAGGAGCTGGGAGCTTCAGCAGGAGAGGCGGCAAAGGAAGTCGGACAGAAGAGCGGCGAAGACTTCGGTAACGCGATGGCGACAGGCCTCAAAGCAACGGCAGCGGTAGTAGCGGCAGCGGTTGCAGCGGTTACGGCAGCGGCAGTAGGCGTCGGGAAGGCATTTATTGACGCAGCAAACGACGTTGCGGAGTGGGGCAACACCGTCGACAAAGAAAGCCAAAAAATGAACATGACCGCTGCCGGGTATCAGGAGTGGGCGTTCATCCTTGAACACGCGGGCGCATCCATTGACGGAATGAAGACCGCCATGAAGAAGCTCACGGTTGCAGCAGAAGAAGGCAACGACGCGTTCACGGCTCTCGGCATCAGCCAGGAAGACCTCGCAAACATGACACCGGAGGAAACCTGGAACGCGACCGTCGCAGCCCTTCAGCAGGTCAGCGACGAAGGACAGCGCACGGCCCTCGCAAACGAGCTCCTGGGCAAGGGAGCCGTAGAGCTCGCCCCGCTTTTCAACATGACAGCGGAGGAAACGGCAGCGCTTAAAGACCAGGTCTACGAACTGGGCGGAGTTATGAGCGACGACGCGGTAAAGGCGGCGGCAGAATACGAAGACCAGCTCCAAAACATGAAGACGTCCCTCACGGGCCTGAAGAATAACATAATGACCCAGTTTTTGCCGGGCATGAGCTCGGTCATGCAGGGCCTGTCAATGATATTTTCAGGACAGGACGGCGGGGTCGCGATGGTTCAGGAAGGCCTAAAAAGCATATCGGACAACATCAGCGAGCTGACGCCGCAATTATTCGAGCTTGCAAGCGGAATTTTAACCAGCCTCCTGGAGAGTTTCGCGGCACAAATGCCGACATTGACAACACAGGTTTTTTACTTTTTAATCGACGGGCTGGTCGCAATATCGGAGCTGATCCCGCAATTATTGCCGACCATTCAAACGGTGATCCAGGCATTATTGCAAACGGTTTTTGTTTGCCTGCCTTTGATCGTTTCAAGCCTTTTAGATTTAATAACAGACCTGGCAACATGGCTCTCGAGCGGAGACACGGTCAAGACATTAGTAAACGGGATCGTTTCTTTGGTTTCGACCATTGTAACCAAATTGGGCCTTATATTGCCAATTTTGCTTCCCGCAATAATAGAGATTATAAGCGAGGTAGCGACGACCCTGACGACGCCGGAGAACATCCAGATACTTTTAACCGCCGTTTTGGTTTTGGTTGGCGCAATATTGCAGGCGCTGGTTAACTCCACGCCCGAAATTATCGGATATTTTACGGGCTTAATAACCAACATCATCGGGGTAATAAAGAGCCTCGGGGATTATTTGCTCCCCAAATTGCAGAGCGGCTGGAACACGGTCGTCAATATTTGCAAGAGCGCCGGAGAAACCGTCAAGACATGGCTCTCGGGATTAATTGAAGGAATAAAGTCAGGCATCAGCAACTGGCTTATTAATCTGCAGAACGGTTTTATAAATGCTTTTAACAGCATCAGCAACTGGGTCGGCAGCATCGTCTCAAATATTCAGGGTTTCGTAGAAAATTGCATCAATACCCTTTCAGGACTTCCCGCCGAAGCCATCGAGGTCGGAGAAAATCTCGTCAAGGGCCTCTGGGAAGGCATCAGCGACAAGGTCGACTGGGTCTGCGAGAAAATCAAGGGCATGGGAAAGTCAATTGAAAAGGCCATCAAGAAAACCCTGGGGATCGCGAGCCCCTCAAAAGTTTTTGCAGAAATCGGACGTTATACGGCGGAAGGCTTCGGGCTTGGCTTTGAGGACACAATGGAAGACGTAGAGGGAGACATGGTCGGACAAATGGACGGCCTGACCGCATCCATGAGCGCCGAGGTTAGCGCGTACGGCGCGCCAGGAACGCTCGCGGGAGAAAATACCACCTACAACGGCGGAGCCATCAGCATAAACGTGTACGCGTCAGAGGGGCAGGACGTAAACAGCCTGGCCGAGACCATCGCGGAAAAGCTCGAAGACATGACCGCAAGGAAGGGGGCAATATATGCTTAATGAGTTTACAAACAGGCGCGGCCTTTTTGTATACGGAGGCGAGAGCTCGGCTGATTATGGCATGGTGGTCGCCGAGCCTCCCGTCTTTGACCGCCCCGCCAGGAAGCAGACGGTCTACAAGGTACCGGGCAGGAACGGGGCGCAAATCATCCAGCAGGACGCCTGGGAAGACATCCCGAGAACATACAGGGTCTGGCTCACGGACAACAAGGACAAAGGCCTCGTCGAGATAATCGACGCAGCAACGGCCTGGCTCAATTCAGCAAACGGATACCAGCGCCTCGAGGATAGCTTCGAGCCCGACACCTTCAGGCTGGCATATTACAGCGGAGGGGCAGACATCAGCAACAACCTGATGCAGGCAGGAGAGGCAAACATCAGGTTCACCTGCAGACCCGAGCGCTTCTTCAAGACGGGAGAGCATCCGCTGGACATAAGCGGAGCTGATCCGATTTTCAACCCGACAAGATACACAGCGCTCCCGCTTATTCACATTGAAGGAAGCGGAACGGTCGCGCTGACCATCAGCGGGCGCCAGATAACGGCAGACATCACGGACTATATCAACATTGACTGTGAGACCATGAACGCCTACCGCGAGCCGACAGAATACAAAAACGACAAAATAAGCGGGACCTTCCCGCTTTTGGAGCCGGGCGTCAATGCCATGCTCATCACAGGAGCGATAACGGCAGCAACCCTCGTCCCGCGATTTTACACAATTTGAGGTTTTAACAAATGATCCCGATATTATATAAAACCATCACGGAAGGAACGGTGCCGTCACATTACGGCATCGGACCTCTCACGGATGCTTTAAGCGCGCAAGTAACGGAGGAACGCAACGGAGCCTACGAGCTGGCGCTGACATATCCCGCGTCCGGCATCCATGCGGAAGACATCGAGCCTAACGCGTTTATCATGGCAAAGCCTAACTTCATGGACGACCCCCAGCTCTTCCGCATCAGCAAAGTAAGCGCAACAATTGCGGGCAAGTTTACGGTCCAGGCATACCACATCAGCTATGATTTATCGGGCAAAGTGATAGATGCAGGCACGGCTGGCTCATGCGCGGCAGCCTGCGCTTTATTGACAACAAAGGCGGGTAATTTTGCCATCACGACGGACAAAACGAGCGCGGGAGATTTTACCATCACGGAGCCGTCGTCGGTCCGCTCATGGTTTGGAGGAAGAGCGGGCAGCCTTCTCGACATATACGGCGGAGAGTGGGCCTACGATAACTACGGGGCAAGCCTTAAGACATCCAGGGGCGCTGATCGCGGCGTTACCATCCGCTACGGGGTCAATTTGACGCAGCTTTCACAGGTTCTCGACATGAGCAACCTATGCACGGGGATAATACCATATTACAAGGACCAAAACGGAAACCAGACGGTAGGAACACGGGTCCCGACAGGGCTCTCCCTTGACGCCCCCAGAGACAAAGCCGTGGACTTTTCCACGGAAGTGAAGCCGGAGAGCTCGGTCCCGATCGCGACACAGCTCGCCAACCTGGCGGCGGCATACATCAGCAACAACGAATTAACAAACATAACGAAGAGCATCACCCTGGACTTCGTCCAGTCGGGAGCCATCCAGGAGCGCGTGGACCTTTGCGACACGGTCTCGTTATATTTTGAGGCGCTCGGCATCAGCGCAAAAGCGAAGTGCGTGAAGACGGTCTGGGATGTTTTGGAGGGCAGGTACACAAAAACGACCTTCGGAAGCATCCGCCCTAATATTGCGGACACGATCGCGGAAAACAAAAAGGAGCTGACGACAGCAGCATCAAGGGAAGACGTCAGCAGGGCAACGGAGCTCATCACGGGCAACCGGGGCGGCTATGTTATCCTCCACGACAGCGACGGAGACGGCCTGCCGGACGAACTCCTTATAATGAACACGGACGACATCAACACAGCAACAAAGTGCTGGCGCTTTAACAAGGCGGGCTTGGGGTATTCAGACACCGGGTACGCAGGACCGTACGGGCTCGCCATGACATCAGACGGAGAAATCGACGCGGACTTTTTGAAGGTCGGCGTCATTTCAGACATTCAAGGCAACTCAACTATTGACATGACGGACGGCGAAGCCATCCTGAACAATTTGAAGGCAAAGCGGGCGCTGATCCTGGTCGACGCAAACGGAGTCGAGCGCGGCCAAATGAAGTACACGATCCAGACGGGCGCGGCAATTTTCCTGCGAGAGCCAAATAACCAGGCCACGGTATCCCTTGTAGCAGGAACGCAAAACGACGCAGCGCTTTCGCTCATCCGTTCCAACGGCACCAGCGGCGCCGTTTTAGAGGTTGACGAAGACAACGGCAGTATCGGGCTTTATTATGACGCGACCAACAAAGAGCGCATAAGGCTCCAGGCTAACTGGGGCTTCGTTTTCAAAAACGCATCCAACAAAATGGTCGCCGCCATTTACAATTCATCAGCAAACGGCGGAGACTTCTCCGTTTATAACAGCTCCGGCGCATTGACCGCCACAATGTATTCAAACGCCAGCAGCGGAGCGGTGGTCATATATAACAACAATTCGTCCATCATTGACCTCGACGGCAACAACGGGCGCGTTACTTGCGTCTCGTTGGTCCAGACATCCAGCCGCAAGGTCAAAAAGAACATCAAGGAGCTGACGCCGGAGGAAGCGGGCGCGATCCTGCAGCTTCAGGCGGTCAGCTTCGATTATAAGAACGAAGGCCAGGGCAAAGACAAACGCGGCTTTATTGCAGAAGACGTCGCGGAAATCATCCCGGGCTTAGTTACGCCAGAGACGGAGACGACGCCAGCGGCGCTTGATTATATCGGGATGCTGCCATATATACAGACGGTCCTCAAAGAGCAGGACAGGCGCATCAAGGAGCTGGAAAAGAAAATCAAAGACATAACAGGAGGCTGACAAAATGGAAGTTATCAACTTAAACCTGATCCCGAGCGGAGCCAACCCGGTGGCGCACGCCTCACAATTTGACACGGGCAGACACACGCGGTTTAACCTCATGAACGGAGCGACGCCCTACACCCTGGACGGCACGGAGACCCTCACGGTATCAGTTAGGAAGAACGACGGCCACATCGTAACGGAAGCCATCACCAACACCAGCGACAGCTACGTCGAGGTAATCACAACCGAGCAAATGACAGCCTGCGCCGGAGACAACCTGGCACAAATCAAAATCGAAAAGGGCGGAGACATCCTCGGTTATTTGAACTACATTTTGCGCATCCAGGTAGACCCCGAAGACGGAGGCGACCCGTCGGCTTCATTCATCCATGACCTTGAGCAGCAAATCTCGGACGCGGTCGCAGACCAGTACGACAGCGCCGACGTTATCTTTGACGCAGCGCCAACAGCAGGCCACGGCATCGGTTACGCCGTCACTTCTGAAGGCATTGAGTCGGCTATCCCGAAGGATCTTGACGACCTGTCCGACGTTACCTATACAGGCACGCCAGCAATGGGCGAGGCGGTGGTCTGGGACGGCACAAAGTGGACGAACGGCACAGTCTCGACAGTCGGCTCAATCGACGACCTCAACGACGTTGACACGACGGGAAAAGCCGAGGGCGACAGTTTAAGGTATGATAGTGGCTCGGGCGAGTGGGTAGCAAAGCCGATAGTTATTGAGGTAACACAGGCGGAGTATGACCAGATCGTTCTTGACGGAGATTTGCAACCGCTCACAACCTACATCATCACCGACGCCCCCAACCTCAACGCAACGGCTCAAAATTTGAGTTATGACGGGGGAGTGGATAGCGTTTGGGATATTCTTAACCCTACGGCTTATGATACAACAGGGTTGAGTTATACAGGTGTTACATTACAAGATGGCGGATATATCAAAATCGGTAAATTTGTAATTGTTAACATCAGAATAAAAGCAAATAGTTCTCAACCACTTGGCACGGCGGTTGTTAGCGGTTTGCCAACTCCGATAACTACAAATAACACAATCACAGCCTCAAATAACATAAATGCGTCAATTATCATTTCCACAACAGGACAAATGATAGTTCAAAAAGCATTGTCAACAGACGAGGTAGTAATGGCAAATGCGGTTTATATTTGCTCATAACAAGGGGGTAACACAATGGCTAAACAGATTTACATAGACGAAAATGGAAACGAAGTGCTTGTTAGTGGCACGATAACAGATGCGGGCAACTTGCCCCTAGGCACAGACTTCACCGACCCGACAAGCACGGCGGGGGCGATTAAGGCGCACAGCATAAGCGGTGTAAGTGCTACGAGTACGAGCACCCCAATTTCAAGCCTTGACATAGCAAGTTGTTATCAGTCGGGTGATGTAGTCCAATTGAATTTAACCTTTACATTAGCGGTGGCAACCTCAATGGATATTATAGCCATATCGGGAGTAACACCAAAGGCGAATGTAAACTATTGCGTAACTGGTCCGAATAACGAGTTAATTGCGGGTACATTCTACACAGACGGCAATATATCCATTAGACGAGTAACCGCACAAGCGGCAAGCCGTAATTACGAGATTAGTTTGGTGTTTATAAAAGCGTAAATTCGACAATAACAGACTTGCCCCTCAAATGAGGGGGAGCGCCCATAATCAAGGTTATGGGTTTTTACAAAAAAAGGAAGGAGGTAATTGTATGACTTGTTGTTGTAATGATTGCAAATTTGTTGATAATTGCCCCAAAAGACAAGAAAACCCCGAAATAATTGGTTGTTGTGATTTTGGTGGTTTTGATGAGCACGGAACTTTAGTACAAGATGAGTAATTTACCAAAATAGGAACGAGGTTTTGAAAATGTGGAAACCATAACTGTCCACCTTTGGGCAACCGTGATAGTCGGGTTATAGAAAAGGGGTTAGACACTTTCCAACACGGGTAAACTCATTTGAATACTTTGTGGGGGTTACACTTTTATAAATTCGGTATAACAAGAATTATGTGGATTTTTCTTCAACATAACATAAGGAGATAAACCAATGGACGCTATTTGGGTGGCCGTGCTCACTTCGGGCGCGGTTTTTTCATTCATTCAATTTTTGATAACCCTCGCTTTTTCCAGGCGGGACAAGTCAAAAGCAATTGAGCAGAAGCTGGACGCCCTCGCGGATCGCGTGGACGAAAACCAGGCAATACTTGCACGAACGCACATTTTACGGTTTAGCGACGAAATCAGGAACGGCGTGGAACATTCACAGGAATATTTCAGGCAGCAACTGGACGACTGCGACACATACAACAAATACTGTGAAAAGCACCCCGAGTTCAAGAACAGCTACACCGCAATTGCAGACAAGCACATCAAAGACACCTACGAGAGACTAACGAAGGAGGGCAAGCTATGAGCAATAAGGCATACGACATCCTGCGCTGGGTATCAGCCGTCGGGCTTCCGGCATTGACGGCGCTTTGGTTAACCCTGGCCAACATTTGGGGCTTTCCTTATGCGGAAGCCATCGGAGCTACCCTGGCGGCAATAACGACGTTCCTGGGCGCGATCCTGGGCGTTTCCAGCATCCAGTACGCAAGACAGCAGAAGGAGGGCCTCACGGATGGCAAAAACAAATAAGGGGCTTATAGAATATTGCAAGGCGCAAGTCGGGAAACCATATTTTTATGGAACGTTCGGACAGAAAGCCAGCAAGGCTTTATACAATGCCAAAAAGGAGCAGTACCCCGTTTACTACAAGTGGGATTATTCGAGCAAATACGACGGTCAGCGCGTCCACGACTGCGCCGGACTAATCAAGGGTTACCTTTGGAGCGCGACGCCAGACAGCCCGCCAAAATATAACGCAAAGGAAGACTACGGAGCTACGGCTTTTTATGAGCACTGCACAAAGAAGGGAACCATCGACACCTTCGACCGCATCCCGGGCCGTTTGGTATTCAAGAAGAGCAAGGGCTCGAAGATGGCACACGTCGGCGTTTGGGATGGAGAAAAAATAATCGAGGCAAAGGGCCACGCTTACGGCGTAATCATCAGCAGCCTCGACGACACCTGGACGCACTGGGGCCAGTGCAACCTCATAACAGAAGACGCGGCGCCTGCACCTGATCCAGCACCAACACCCGCGCCCGATCCGACGCCAGCTCCGACACCAGAACCCGCCAGCAACGAGTACCGCGTGAAGACCAACGGCTCGCCCCTGGCATTAAGGAGAGCCCCAAACCCGAAGGGCGCCTTAATTGTTTGGATGGCAAACGGCAGCAAGGTCACGGTATCAGGAACGAACGGCTCCTGGAGCCGCACGACTTACAAGGGCATGACGGGCTGGGCATATACAAAGTGGCTCGCCAAAGCATGAGCAAAGAACGCGCCGTTATTGACCTCTCATTTATACGGTTTCCATATTTTCAACATTCTGCCTGATTTTTCTTTTTGACGGCGCGATCCCAGACCCTCTCCCGCACACCCCGGGAGGGGGCCTTTTTTATTGCCATTTTTACGTTCACACTTTGTTGTCAATTATAGTATTGACTATAAGGGGTAAAGGGATTATAGTTAAGCTATCAAAAGCAAGGAGGAAGGAAAAATGAAAAAGACATTAAACAGAACGGAAGCGGTCAAGATAATAAGAAAATACGTTTTCAGCCTGCAGCGCGCGGTCGAATTATACAATTACCTTTCATGCTACGGCGAGCTCAAGCTGACAAAGGACACAATAGAAAATTACTTCAATAATTATTAATCAGGAGGAAGCAACCATGAAAAAGACTTACACAATATATACGGCATATTTCAAGGACGGCCACACGATAACAGCAACATCAAACGAGTACAGCAACAGGCTGCGTTTTTATAATCATATCTGCCTGAACAGCCTGGGCAAGGGACACGGGGAATTATTAAGAATAGACTGCCGCGCGATGCATATATAAAGGAGGGCGAAGAAATGGAAGACTTGACAAAAGCGCTGGCGGAGATGGCGCTCAACAGATGGCAGGAGTTAGCCTTCAGAAATTGCTCAACCGACATCCTGGTCAATGACCTTTTGCAGCGGATCGCGGGGGAAAAATACGACGACTACGAAGAGCTGGACAACCCCATCGTGACAATAATAAACAGGCTGACGACAGACGAACTCATCGACTTCTTAAGCGGATGCAAGCACATTGATTATTCAGACAGGGGGCAGACATGAAGGAGCTTATCAAATGGCAGAAAATAGGCCGTTACATTATCAGGTGGGTAGCCATCGGCAACGATAACTGGGTAACCATCGCGGAGCAAAGAGACAAGGTCTTCTGCATCATATCCAGGCGGGCATATATCAGGAGAGCAGACGCCAGACACCGTTATTATTATCTGATCGCAGAATATACCAGAAGAGCAAGGGAGGCCAAAGCATGAAAAAGCGTGTTATCATAATGCAGGACGGCGCGAAGATAACCGAAAAGCTGACGAAGGTCCAGAGCATCCAGGTCTACGGATATTATTATAAGGGGGCGTTCATTTTTGGAGCAGAACAGACCTGGACGGAAGAGAGCCTCCGACAGCTTTATAACACGGGTTACTTCGACATATAAGGAGGAAGCGGAGACCATGAGGGAGTCATTGAAGAGAGCGCAAGCGGCCTACGGGAAGAAGTGCAAGATATTTACACTTCGAGTTAACAAGGAGACGGAGCCGGATATAATCGCATGGCTGGCAAAGCCAGGAGCGGGCAGCAGGATAAAAAAGCTGATCCGTGAAGACATCAGCAAGGGCGGTGTTTGACTTTTTGTTTGACTTTTCCAAAAATCAGACACCACCACCGCAAGGAACGAAAAACAAAAGGCCCGAAAAATCGGGCTTTTTTGGATTTTTCAGTACACGGGTAACCCGAAGGCTACGGGTTCGACTCCCATCATCTCCACCAACCAAACCCTCGAGAACATGAGCCCTTCGGGGCTCATTTCATTTTTGAGTACATGGCTTTGTGCATGGTTTTAACAGGAGCGGAGCCGTTCGAAGGTTAAATTAATAACATCAGCAGCGCCGGAGAGCTCCCCGTCAACATCATGTTTATAGGTTCCGAAGGTGTCCATATTTTCAGAGTGGCCGACGATGGAGCGGAGGGTACCCTCTGCCAAATGCGTCTGGCTGGACACGATGGAGACGAAGGTGTGGCGGAGAGAATACGGAGAGCCGGGAAGACCCCTCTCGGCTTTTAAGTCATTCCACTGATGGCGGGCCGTGTTTGGTATAGGCGGACCGCCTGCGCCATTACAGAAGACCCAGGGGCCGTCAAAGCCAGCCTCACGGTTGCGGCGGATGGTATCAGCAAGGACCTGGCGCGCCATCGCAGGGAGCGGGACGGCACGGCGGGCGTTTTTATTTTTGCCAGGAGTAACCACCCCTTTATTATTGACCGATCGCGAAATATACAAGACGTCGCCCCGGACATCCTGCTCCTGGATCGCGTACGCCTCGCCGGGCCGGAGCCCGCAAACGAGCATAATAACAAAAGCTGGATAGTACCACGAAGAACACGGAGCCAAAAAACGCCTTATATCATCAGGCTGCAATATATCCCGCTCGCCCTTTTTATGGCCCTGGGGGATATACAAAGACCCCCGCCAGTCTTCACAATAATAATTATTATATGCGAACCGATGCAGACCGACGATAACAGCCCGAAGGTGGGTCAAGGTTTTGTGGCTCAATGCAGGAACGCGCCCGGAAACGGGCCTGGCTTCATTTATAACGGCTTGCCAGTCACGGAGCGTTAACTTATCCATTTTACAGCGCCCGAGCGCGGGGAGGATATACAGACGCGAGTACGTCTCGGCTTCACGATAAGAGTCACGGCGCCCGAGACGCGCCTCAATATCAGCAAGGTACAAAGCAACACAGCGGTCAACGGTGAGGGAAGCACCGCCGCCGAAGGAGAGCCAGTCGTCGTATTTTTCCATTACCTCACGCCTTCCGGCAGGACCGGGCGCGCTCGAATAAAAAGTCTTTTTGATCCCGTTATTTTGCGCCTGGATAATCCAGAGGCGGCGGGACTTACTCCAACGAGGGGTCGCCATGAGCGCCTCCTTCCTGCGCATCCAGAAGCGCCTGATAATACGCCAGCAGGCGCGCCTGGTTTGCATCCGTCAACAATTCCACATTGAGGGACGGCTTCTCTTTGCCATCAATTGTCAGATTATACCCGAGCAGCCACGCGGGGGAGACATCCAGCGCGGTGGCCATCTTCCCGAGCGCCAGAGATCGCGGGACATTCTGCCCGGAGAGATAACGGGAAACGGACGACTTCTGCAGCCCCGACTTTGCCGCTAATTCAGCAGCAGAAAGGCCGCGCAATTTCAATGCCGCGTTTAACCGTTCCTTGATTTTATCGTTGATATTCATATAAAAGCTCCTTCCAAAAATCATTATATTACTCGTTTATGACAAATTGCAAATATTGCAATTTCCCTGTTGCAAATTATGCAACACAATGCAACAATGAGGTCAGGTTGCAAGAAATGCAACAGAAAGGAGGAAGCACAACGAGTGGATAAGTTAAAGGAGAAAATCGACGCAACGTTCCCGAGCAGGGCAGCCTTTGCGGAAGCCATCGGAGTGGACCCGTCGACCCTTTCCAGGATGCTGAACAGCGGAAACTGGAAAGCGGACAGGATAGAGGTAGCGGTTAAGGTTTTGAAGATAAAGCCTGCCGACATCCCGCTCTATTTTTTTACGCCTGCGGTTGCAAATAAAACAACCCAGAAGACATGAAGACGACGGGTTACGGCAAGGTCAGGTTCCCGCGATTATACCAGGCCTTCAAAAATTCGCAGGAAATCGCGGACGTTATCAACAGGAGCCCGAGCTACGTCAAAAAGGCATTGAAGGTCGGGTTCACGGATCGCGAAAAGCGACTGCTCGAGCAGTACACAGGGAAGGAGCTGTTCACATGAAGAGAGACAAAACGCCGTGGGAGCTCATGCTCGGGGCGACATTGACAGGGCTAACCATTATCGGAGCAGCGGTCTGCTGGATATATGAGCCCGTCAACGCAGCGGAGCCGGAATACAGGAGGCTGGACGCAGACATCAGCGTACCGACGCCAGAACCCCCGGACATGGAGCGCGCCTTCGAGATAATTGCGGCATATCAGCAGGCCAAAGCCATCACAAAGGAAGTAACAGGCATTAAGGCGACAATTGACGCCGTCGAGTTCCCGAAGATGGAGACGAAGCTGACCAGCCTCGGGAAGTATTACATAACAGGCTATACGAGCATCGAGTGCGGAGGAAGCACGACGACAGCATCAGGAACGACGTGCCACAAGGCCGCCAGCATCGCGGACAGCATGAGCAACCCTACCACCTGCGCAATTGATCCCGCGCTTCACGATTTTTCAGACGTCTTCTTCATCGAAGGCTTCGGTTATTACATCGCAGAAGATACCGGGTCGGCAGTCAAGGGCAAGCACCTTGACCTCTATTTTTGGGACAGCGAGTACAACTACGCCTTGAGCATAACGGGCAAATATGAGGTCTTCGCGGTCGAATACATCCAGACAACCTACCAGCCCGCCGCCTATGACATCAGAGACAAGGTCGCGGCGATCCAGACGGGCTGGACATTCAAAACACAGGAGGAAGCAGCGTGAGTGAATTTATCATTAAACTTTACATTTTTTTGGCAGGAGCAGGGGTCGGGTTTAGCGCGGCCTGCCTAGGCGCGGCGCAATTGATCGTTGAAAAGCACGACCTCAAAAAGAAGGTCGCGGAGCTCGAGGAAGCGGACCGCAAGGCAAAGGAAGCGGCGCTGAACACCCCAAAAATATCAATTGACATCAGCGACCCGACGACGGGAGACGGCGTGGACTTCTCCCAGAAATGGTAGGAGCCTGCATGAATAACGATTTATTTTTCAGCAGCAAAAGCGACGACTGGTCCACCCCCCCCCCAATTTTTCAGGGAGCTGGACGCGGAACTTCACTTCGACCTGGACGCATGCGCAACGGAAGAGAACCGCAAGTGCCTCCGATATTTCAGCAAGGAGCAGGACGGCCTGCAGCAGAGCTGGGCAGGATGCAGGGTCTTTTGCAACCCGCCGTACAGCCAAATAAAAATGTGGGTCGAAAAGGCGTACCGCGAAGGAACGCAGGAAGGCACACTGGTCGCCTTGCTCATCCCGGCGCGGACAGATACCCGATACTTTCACGATTTTATTTTGCATCGGGCGGAGGTGCGCTTCATCAAGGGAAGGCTCAAGTTTGGAGACCAGAAGAACGCCGCACCGTTCCCGAGCATGGTCGTGATATTCAGAGGACCAAAGACAACTTAATCAAATAACACAAAAGGAGGAAGAAGCAAAACATGGCAAAGAAGTACAGAAAAGGGGTTTATACCCTTTCAGAAATCGGAGAGACGGTCTACAAGAAATGCCCCGGGCGTTTCAAGAACACGGAGAGCGCCTGCGCGATGGCAAGGAAGACAGCAAGACGTCTTGGCATTGGAGACATAAACGGCAAACAGCGGTTCCGTTTCATCACCGCCAACGATGCAGCAAGGATCGTCGCTGCCATTATCAGCACACCACCAAAGAAGAGGAAGAGAGCGGAACAAATCAGCCTCGGAGACATCCTCGGAGGCGATCCTATCGACTGGCTCGAGCCATACACACCAGACACCAAGAAGGAAAAGCCGGAGCCGATCCAGGAGCCGGAAGAGGTCCCGCTCCCGGCAGAAATAACGCAGGAGCAGTGGGAAGCCTTCCAGGACTTCAGAAGAGCAGCGCTGCGCTTTATGGAAGTTTTCCACATCGGAGAGAAAAAGGAGGAAGCGTAACACATGGCATCAATTTACACATTGACAGAAGAGTTTAAGACCCTCTGGGCCTTAATGGAAGACGGCAGCATCAGCGACGACGTCTTGAAGGAAGTCTTCGAGAATACGCAGGAAGAGCTCGCCGACAAGATGGAGGGTTACTGCAAATTTATTAAAAATTGCCAGAGCGACCTCGCAGGCATCAAGGAAGAAATCAAAAGGCTCAACACCAGGAAGGCGGTTATCGAGAACACAATTGAACGTTCAAAAGAAGCCATGAAGGCAGCCCTGGAAGCATCAGGAGGAAAGCCGCTGACCTGCGGAACATTCAAGGTGTCTCTTGCGAATAACCCGCCGAAAATGGTCTTTGACGATGCAAACCTCGCCAGCATCCCGAAGCGGTACCTCATCCCGAGTGATCCGACAATTGACAAAGACGCCATGAAGGAAGCCCTGACCAACGGCAGCGATGCAGACAAGGCGGAGCTCGAGGGCATCGCACACATGGAGCAGGGCTCACATATAAACATCAGATAACGGAGGAAGTAGGCCTATGAATAAGAACGCATTAATTTTTCGAGACCTCGAGGCGGACGAAATCGAGTGCCGCATAGCAACAGTAAACGAAAAGGGGCTGTCATTATTGCTTTACAAGGACGCCCGCTGCGACATGAACATACTGGACGAGACGGTCGGAGCATATAACTGGCAGAGACGACACAGCAGGGAGAACGCCAACTGTTCCGTTGAAATTTGGGACGAAGACAAACGCCAGTGGATCGCGAAGGAAGACACCGGGACGGAGAGCTTCACGGAGGCGCAAAAGGGCCTCGCATCCGACAGCTTCAAAAGGGCCTGCTTCAACTGGGGTATCGGGCGCGAATTATACACAGCGCCGTTTATATGGATAAAGGCGGAAGACTGCACAATAAAACCCAGGAGCGACGGCAAGTACGTCAGCTATGACAAGTTCAAGGTCCAGGCCATCGCGATAAAAGACAAACGCATAACGGGGCTGTCTATTTACAGCATCAGCGAAAAAAAGATCGTTTATACATACGGCAAAGTGAGCGACCCGCGCCAGGAGTTAAAAACATTCATCCAGGAGAACGGCCTCGACGAAGCGACGGTATGCAACGCCTGCGGTTTAAATTCGACATCAGGCAGTAAGGACTTCAAAGCGGCGCTGGAATACGCAAGGGGGTTAGTTAGTTAAAACCATGATTATAAGGGCGGAGCATCAGGACGGTTACACCGTCATATCAAACGAGACGCTGCGCGACACCCGCCTCTCCATTGAGGCGCGGGGCTTCCTTGCATATTTGCTGACCATGAACGACGCCTGGGAGTTTTCCATCAGCGGGCTCGCCATCCAGACGGGCCTGCCGGAGCGCTCAATAATGAAATTGACAAAGGAGCTCAAGGCGGCGGGTTACATCCAGCAAAAGAACATCACGGGGAACAAGGGGACCTTTGAAGGACGCGAGTGGATCGTGCGCGAGACATCCGCACTGCAGGAAAACCGCACTGCGGGAAAACCGCACTGCGGGAAAACCGAAGTGCGGGGAAACCACACTGCGGACGCACCGCACTGCGGAAAAAGCGCACCTATAAGAAATAACAACAGTAAAGAAATAACAACAGTAAAGAAAGAACAAAAGGGAAGAAGTAACAAGGGGTTTACACCCCCGACGATCCAGCAAGTGGCGGAATATTGCCAGGAGAGAGGCAACACGGTGGACCCGGAATGCTTCGTCGCACATTACAAGGCAAAGGACTGGAAAATAGGCAAAACCCAAATGAAGGACTGGAAGGCCGCCGTAATCACCTGGGAGCGCCGCCAGAAGGACGACAGACGCCAGGCAATAACGGAACCCCTAAACCAACAGGAAGGGCAGGAGAGCCCCCTCCAGCGCCTTACACGGCTCGCAGTAGAGAGAGCGGAAGGAGGAAACGCGTGACCATTCAGGAAGCAACGAGGGTCGTTTATATGATCCATGCGGTCTACCCGCAAGACAGGAGAGCAACAGAAGCGGAGCTCTTGGACCGCGTCGACCTCTGGGCGGTATTTTTTGCAGAATATCCGTTCCCGATCGTGGATGCAGCGGTCAAATCATGGATTAAAAGCTCTTCATATATGCCGACGCCGGAAGAGATAAAGAGGGCGTGCGACACCAGAAGGCGCTTTGAAAATCTCATCAAGGACGCGGGGTACATAAACCAGCTTCCAGACCCGAGCCCGGCGGTTGAAGCGATGCTTGACAATTTAATCGAATTTTTAATGGAGGAAGAAGTAGCCACATGACAAAAACTTTTATTTTGGAGTTTGAAAACGGGCTCCCGAGAACGACGGCACAACAGAAGGGGGAGGCGATCCGTTACAACAAGGAGGGACGCGCATACATCCAGCATTACCGCAAGGCAAAGGTCCAGGCATTGAGGTCAGAACTTATTTACCGCATGAAGAGGTACGCCCCGGCGCGCCCGAGCGCGGAGCCGATCCGACTGTCGGTATTAATTTGCTTTGACATCAAGGACAAAAAGCTCTGGGGCAAATACAAGACGACACGCCCGGACGGAGACAACTACATCAAGGAGCTCAAAGACGCCATGAAGGAGTGCGGGTTTTATATTGACGACGCCCAAGTCTGCGACGAACGCATCGTGAGGACATACGCGGAGCGCGGCTCCATCCGCGTCCAGATGGAGGACTTACACCAGCCAGGGAGGGTAATAACATGAACTCGGAGCAGGCTTTAACAATTGCCCGGATGCAGGAGACGGGGCGCAGGGAAGCAAAGAGGTGGCTCCGCCGGGTATTTCAGCAGACCTTAAGGGTCGAGGCGGAAAAGAGGGCGCTGGACTTCATCGAGGCACGGGTAAACAATGCCGTCGGCAAGATGGAGACGGACGGCTCCAGCATCGACCGAAACCAGAGCACCAGAAGGCGCGAGGAAAATTTGCTCGACTACGTCCAGAAGCAAAAGGACCTGGAAGAAGAGGTCATGAAGCTCGCCAAATTGAAGGCGGAGACACGCGCGGTTATTGCGCAATTAAAAGACCATAAGCTCCAGCGGATCGCAGAACATAGGTACATAGACTGCCTCGAGTGGAGAGACGTCGAGAAAATAGACGCATACAGCCACTCTCATATTATGCGGTTACAGGCGGACATATTAAACGGGGTCGCGGCGATCCTATCCAGACAGGAGGGCAAGACATGAACGAAGACAGACGCAAGGACAAAAACAGAGAGCTTCCGAAGACAACCTACAAGTACACCAGCGCGAACGGGTACACGGGCATATTATACGGTGAAAGCTCCATGAGCATAGGCAAGGTCCGCGAAGACGGGAGCTTTGACGAATACCTCCACACGGGCAGCAGGAACGGCAAAGGGTTTGCATATTTGAAGCACCAGGTCGACAACTTCCCGGAGTTTTTGAAGATGCTGGACAAGGCAACAGAAGACCACATCATAAAAGCGGCAAACGGGGAGGCGGACCTATGAGGAAATACAAGTGCGGGAAATGCGACTGCTGTTTTTCAGAAGACGACGCGGACACGGTAAACGTTGAAATCGACTACGACCCCCGCTGGGGCTCATATTGCGAGAGTTACTACGCCTGCCCCGAGTGCAGGGAGCACGAAGACCTCGAAGAGCTCGACCTGGACAAGGAGTGCCAGGCATACGACGAAGAGCACGGCTGCGACGGATGCTGCGACAAATGCCCTGTACATCAGGAAGGAGAACAGGAGGAAGAAGACGGTGAGTGATCCATTTATTGACGACATGGCGAAGAGGCTCGGAGACATCAACAAAGGAACCGCGCCAGAAAAAATGAAGATCGCTCTCATCGTACCATTTAAGAACGCGAAGGCATGGCTCCCGAGGTGCCTCCGAAGCATTGACCCGCGCTTCGAGCTCATCCTCGTGGACGACCACAGCGACGACGGGACCAACATAAACGAGCTGGCGGCGAAACATCTCCGGGGCGACGCATACTTCGAGCGGCTGACTTACACGGCGCTCGCGGGCGTGGCGGATGCAAGAAACGTCGGGCTGTCGAAAGCGCAGAAAATCGGCGCGGATTATATCACCTTCCTCGACGCAGACGACGAGCTGGCTCCCGACGCCTACGACCAAATCACGGCAGCGATCGCAGAGGCGCCTGCCGCCCCGATCATCCAACTCAACCACACCTTCGTAAAGCCAAACGGCTCAAAGTGGCCGAGGCTCCCAAACAAGAGGGGAACGTACGGGCTCCGCAACCTCCCGAAACTTTGGCCGAGTTCATGCAATAAGATAATCAAGGCAGACCTCGCGGAGAATATCCGCTTCCCAGACATAAGACACGGGGAGGACGAGCTCTTCGTTCTCGAGTGTCTCGCAAAGGCGCGGAGGATATACAACTCGGAACGCATCGCGCTATATTATCACAAAGACAACCCGAACAGCCTCACCGCATCGACAACGCTCGACGACATAATCGGGGAGCAGATGGCACTCCTGGCGTTCATCCACGAACACAGAGACGACAAGGAGGTCTGCGAGGCGGTCCGCATCCGGCAGAGCGAGCTGTGGACCAACAAAACATACAAGAAAGCGGTCGGTGGCGCAAAATGAAATATATAATATTATGCGGCGGAGTCTACGACAAATGGAAGGAGCCGAAGCAACTTATCAAGATAAACGGGGAGCCGATCGTCGCGCGGACCATCCGCCTGCTCCGGGAGAACGGAGTGGAAGACATCGCGATAAGTTCAAACGACCCGCGCTTCGAGCAGTTCGGGGTCCCGGTCCTCCGACATCACAACCCCTACCACCTAAAAGAAGGAGAGGACGCCAAAACGCCCTGGCTCGATGCTTTCTATCCGACTCCGAAACCCGTCTGCTATATTTTTGGGGACGTCGTCTTCAGCCCCAAAGCAATTAAGACCATAGTGGAAACACCCACGGACAGCATCCAGTTCTTCGCATCCGCGAAACCGCTCCCGCCGATATATCCGAAGCGCTGGGCGGAGCCGTTCGCCTTCAAGGTCGAAAACACGGCTCAATTTTTCGCGGCGATCGAGAAAACGAAAGAGCTCGAGAAAAAGGGAGCATACTGGCGTCAACCCGTTTCCTGGGAACTTTGGCAGACCATCAAGGGAACCCCGCCCGGGAAGATTATTTATACCAACTACAAGGCGATAAACGACTACACCTGCGACGTGGACACACCAGAAGACGCGCGACTATTTGAGCGAATAATAAAAAGATGATACCCAATGAGACAAAAAAGGGTGTTAATCTGATAACGTGAAAAGATCGCGGAGCGGTTCCCAATATATCCGCGATTTTGCTTCTTCCACCAACCCCCCGCCAAATAGACGGGGGGTTATTCATGGAGGCAACCATGCAGCAAACCGACATTGTCTATATATTGCGCGACAGAATAAACCCAGCGGAACTCCGCTACTCGCTCCGATCGCTTGAGAATATCCCGCATCGGTTCGTTTGGTTTGTCGGAGGCGTCCCGGAAGGCATCACGCCCGACCGACAGATAAAGCACAAACAGCAAGGACCGACGAAGTGGGATTTGATTAAGTCTTCGATGCTACGGGTCACAAAGGAGGAAGAACTCACGGAGAGTTTCCTCCTTTTTAATGACGACTTCTTCGTCATGAAGCCGTTCACGGGGGCGTGGATAAATTACATCGACGGAACCCTCGCCGAGAGGATCGAGCAGTTCCAGCAGGAGAACGTGCGGTTAAACCCGTACGCCCGCACCCTATACAAGGCAGAGCAGGAGCTGAAGAGCCAGGGCGCGACAACATACAACTTTGACGTGCATCTGCCAATGCTATTTGAAAAAAGCAAAATCGGCGCTATCATGCGCTGCTATTCACCACAAATGCGGAGCGTATACGGCAACATCACAAAGAGCGAGTTTAAACAGCACAAAGACGTCAAGGTCTACAAGCTCGACGAGGTCCCCGAGGACCCCGACTTCATCAGCACGAACGACAAAACGTTCAGAGACGGAAAAGTCGGCGAATACATCCGCGCAAGATTTACAACACCATCGAGGTTTGAACAATGAGCGAGAGGTCAAGTCGGTGGCCGCGCATCAGGAAGCAAGCCTGGGACAGGGACAGACAGGCACGGGCCGTTTGCCATATATGCGGCGAACGCATCGACTACAGCCTCAAACCATCCAGCGCACCGCTGGCCTGGGAACCTGACCATATCCTCCCCTTCAGCAAAGCGCCGGAGCTGGAACTGGACTTAAACAACATAAAAGCAAGCCACACCCGGTGCAACAGACAGCGCGGAGCAGGCAACGGAGAGAACGCCCTCGGGCAGCGTTCCCGCATTTGGTAAGGGAGGGGCCCTGAAATCTTCGGAGAAAAGGACGGAAAAGAG